ATACCACAATTTCCGTAACAATACACCCCCTTGGGGCAGGCCACAATTGCATGTTGCCAGTGTTCACCGCATCCACAATATCTTGATATTCGTGTGTGCCATTGGCATATTCCAAAGCCGCCTCAATCCAAGGCCGACACCGCTCCAAGTGATCTATGGGTGTTAGAGCGTTCATCCGTGCATCCTTGTAATGTGTAAGGTTGTGGCTGGTGCCGCTGGGGAAAACAATGTTGCATTTGATGCATCTAAGAAACCTGATGTACTATCCACTGCCCACATTACTTGCAACTCATCACCCGCACTCACGTCAAACTTAGCAGAGCGCGAAACAACAACCGTGGCATCGTTTTGGTGCAGTGAGTAGATGATAGTGTTGTTTGCCGCATCTGTGCCATTCAATCTGGGCCAGAAGTAAAACTTTACTGTGCTAGATGACGTTGAGGAAATCTGCGCAGAAAACATAATGAGGTACTCACCAGCTTCGCTAAACACAATCTTACTATTGTCTGTGGCATCACGGTCAATGCCAACATTACCCGCTGGCGCGTCATATGTGATTGCATATGCTGTATTCACTGTTTGTCCAGCACCAGTGTCAATTGTAACATCTGTTGTGCGATAGAATGAAGCGTGGCCATCTTCTAGGACAATCTGAACAAACGCTCCGTCTTTGGATACGACAGGATACTTGTTAGCGCGATCCCAAAGGATAACACCATCCTCAGAAGGATTATCGTCCGCTGTTTTTTGTCCTAGCTTTGCAAGATTGCGCTGCAAATATGACGAAAGCTGCCGCCCCCACTGGCGTAGGTCTGGGCCAAGAGGGGGTAAGATTGGGCTTGGCACTAGCGTTTACCCCCAGCAATTGTGTCTATTCGCATGTTTCCCACTTTCCATTGGGTTGCGCTTTGACCCTCAACCCGCATACGAAGCTGACGACCAGAAAAGCGAACACTTGTTGGATTAGCAGGCGTGTAAGGCCCGTGGGTAGTTTCAGTCGCGTTAGGATAGAAACGTGTCTTGAAGGTTACGTTTACGTCACCCTGTGTTATTTCATCAGGTATTAGCTTTGTAACCTTTGCAATATTGTCGCCTGCGCCAAGGCTAATTGGCCCACTTTCAGCAAAAGTTGTTTCGTTATCAAAGTTATATCCCACTTCGTGATCATACAAATCACTATCTGTATTGTGACCTGCCATGATGGGATATTGGAAAACGCCGCCCTGAAGACCTGCGGTGCGGGACATTTCTCCAATTAGCCAATGGTTTTCTTTGTAATCAAACGCAACATAGCGATCTATTTCTGTGCTTCCAGAAGACGGATAGAACCACCATATTTCACCATTTTGACCGTTGGCAAACGACCATACCTTTGAAATCTGGCCTACGTTAATATCGCCAAACACATAATCATGAACATCGCACGGTATTTCTTGCACTGAGTTTCCGTCAAACCTAAAGAAACCGCTTTTACCCATCCAGAAAACGCCGATGTCTACATCAGATGCAGATTTTCTTGAAACAGCACCGCAAGACGTTCCTACGCGCTCAAAACCATAAACGTAGGGTGGGCCTAGATAACGTGCTGTATGCGCGTCTGTGTCGGTTATAATGAGTGTCTGACCGCGTGTACGAATGCCCTGCATAATCTGGCCAGATGTTTGCAAATCAATATCGCCAGCTTCGTTTGTGGCGGCTGGTGTCCACAGCGTATTGTTCTCACGATCACACCATTGAACACGCCTTGGATTACCACCTGCGCCAAGAGCAAAAACAAAGCGTTCCTCTGTTACAACCATGCCAACATTGTTAATTGGCGCATTGGGCAATGGTCTTGCATAACTAACATTACCATCTGAATTGATGTCTAAGGAATAAAACGTGTAGTTAAACTGTATGCTGTCAGCCGTTAATGCGGCGAAATAAATTACCGCAGTACCGTCATCATCCGCGACAAAGCTACCATCTACTGTCGGCGTGGGTGGAACGCCAGAGCTAGGCTGATATGTGCTACTGGAGAAATATGTGCCAGTGGTTCCATTATCATAGTTTACGGATACATAGAACTGGTAATTCACATTGGGATTATCACCGAAAATTACTTTTACTATGTATTCTGCGCCCCTTTTTATCGGGATGTTTGAGTGGCGACGATATGTCGATGAAAAGGTGCCACTAGCAGTTGCGCTTTCTATCCCCGAACTTGCGGGGTTTTGGCCATCTGGGAAAAAGCTGGCTGACCAAGTAAAGTTAGGATTTGATGATGTTGTAGTTGTAACCGCAGCGTCATCCATCGGGAAATAAGTTCCTGATGTCGGGACACTCAAATCCCATTCTAATATTCTGCCATCGTCATAATGAAGGCCCAAAAGGTATTCACCCCAGTTATCTAAGGCCCACGTTGTAGCCTCTTGCGGCACCGTGTTTTGTGTTACCTGTCTTGGTTGACCGTAAATACCATAGTTGTAACTGCCACCGCCATAACCGACATTCGCCGCAGCATCCTCACGACCTGTTGCCAGATCATTTGGAGTGACATTGTACAGAGTGCCGCCACCTGTCATAACAATCAATGCATCATGCGAAGCGCCAGAAAGCCATACGCTACCGTTGTTTGTTTCCCACGCATGTAAGCCACGAATAGGGTTAGTCGCAAAAGATGTTTTGCGCTCACGCCAACCACCAATTGGACGCAATGAGTTGTCACGCCAACGAACTAGCGATCCGTCACGCCAACGCCCTGCCTGCTCTAAATCAGTCCCGTTTCGATAAAAACCTGCGGGAATATCTAATGGTACTAACGTCATTTATTTCACCATTTACCTAGTGGGCATTCAGCGCTGTTGATGCGTGTCTTAGCAGGCATAATGCAGTTACATTCACCGCACATAAAAACTAAAGATTTGTATGAGGGACATGCCTTGCAAACATCCATTCTTTGTGCAGCTTTTTCTGACGATGCGATAGTTCCTTCTGGGCAATCTATCTCTACTTGCTCACCGTCAACAATTTGCCAACAATTCATTTGATGGATCGGATATGCTTCTGATGTATTGTCGTCTGTCATCATTCTACTCTTAGGTTGAACCGTAGATTGTGCCGTTATTTGTTAGGGTTGCGTAAGTCCCAGTAATAGCCGCGCCACCTGACCCTGCGCCTGAACCTGTGCCAGCCGCACCCCAACCACCACCACTATTTGTGACGTTTTCTGATGCGCTTAGAATAGAACCGCCTGTGCCGCCGTAGCCTGTTGCAACGATAACCCCGCCTAAATTAACTGTAATTCCAGATATCTCACAAGGGGGAGGGCCACCGCCTGTGCCAGAGCCAATACAAGAACCGCTTGAACCTGTTGTGGTGCCGCCTGAACCAGCATATGCACCCTGATTTCCACCTGCTGCATATGTGATTGTAGCATATGAGGTGATACAACAACTTGCTGTAACTGAACCACCCTCTGAACAGCCAAAAGTATAACCCCCGCAGACAGAATAACCTTGTGAAACTGATCTTGCTGCTGGGCCTGCGGTATTAGGTGGTGATTGGCCTGCGCCACCGCCGCCACCTGTCGATGCCCCTCCACCGCCACCGCCAGCAATAAATGCTCCAGAGTTATTTGTTATAGTTACGCTGTCAGATGTAGTAATCTCCACAGCATCGCCACCGTCTTGCCCCGCTGAACCACCATGCCCAGTGATAGCCCCACTGTTGTTAATGGTTACACCGTTAGGGAAGCTACCTGCTATGAGCATACCCGCAGTAGAGGTAGTGGTTGAATACACTGTAGTACCAGAGTTTATGTTAATGGCTAGAGGCTCATTACCGTCCCAACCGTCAGCTATTGCTAACGCTCTAACATCTATGTTTGAAACATCAGATGCTAATGCAAGTGCATACTCTCTTGCTGCGCCGTACCATTCTGAAAAACGCGCCTGCGCACCAGCGCCTTTGGTTATCAAATCACGGATGTCTGCATCATTGAGGCTTACCTCAGTACCTGTAGTTCCACCCGCCTCAACGTGTATGTCATCTAGGGATATTGCACCACTGGTCTGTAGAGCCATTAGATTGTTCCATAAGCTGTGACGTTTCCGACTACTGTTAAATCACCGTTTGCTTCTAGCTTCATCTTGTTTGTGCCGCCTGTCGCAAAATAAAGAACACCAGAACTTTCTGTAATAGTCCAATCACCCAAGTCTACAGTTGTTATGTTGGCCGTTGTTATATTGGCTGTTGTAATGGTTGCCGTAGGGATTGTTGCAGTCCCTGTAAATGTCGGACTAGCCAAAGGCGCTTTTGCATCTAACTGCGTCTGTATATTACTTGTGACGCCATCAACGCGGTTTAGTTCTATTGTTGTAGGCGTCAAGCCATTCAGCTTGTTTAGCTCTGTGGCAGACGCTGTTACAGCAACACCATCAACTTTCCATCCCGCTCCTGATGTAACTACATTTGGCGTAGTTTCTGCACCACCATTGTGCGCACTAACTATGTCATCCAGCGCGGTATTTAACTTTGTACCCCAACCGTCTGCGTCACCACCGACTGTTGGCTTTGTTACACTAAAAGTCATGTCTCATTCCTCTGTTACAAGAACAATACCACGCTACGCAGCATCCGTCCATATTTCTGCCGATACAGCCTGCTCTGTCCATGTTTCCGCGCCGACGACAGGCTCCAACCAACCGCGAACAATGATATCCTTACCTGCATAAGTATATGAGCCAACAATCAACGCAACATTCATGGCTTTGGTTGTGATAACGTCACGCCCCGTTGTGGTGTAAGAGCCGCTTTCTGCGCTTATGCTTGTACCAACAGAGAACGCCGCATCTGCGCCTGTCAGTGCAAACGAACCTGACGCTAAATCAACATTCATCGCAATGACTGTGCCGATGTCCTTACCAGTTAAAGCAAACGATCCAGCGTCAAAACTTTCAGAAATATCAACGTCTATTTCTTGGCCAGTTACTGTGAACGTACCGCTGTCTGCGCCTATGTTGTATGCTGCAAACAATCCGACATCTTGGCCAGTGAGCGTGTACGATCCCGCAGTTACAATTTCGCTGATGTCTACATCGATTTCTTGGCCTGTGACGGTAAATGTACCCGCGTCTGCCAGTATACTGACATGCACAATGTAAGTCTGATCTTGTCCTGTGACAGTGTAAGACCCTGTCGTAGTCTTTAACGCATAGCCGCGTGTTGACCCTGCGTCCTGACCAGTAAGGGTAAACGTGCCAGCATCAACCGCCACGCTCATTACTTTTGTTAGATCAACCGCGCGACCATCAAGCGTGAATACGCCTGTTGGTGCTACGTCTGTAATTAGCTTGCCTGCACCCTGATAGCTTACCGCATAGCTGCCTGCGTCTACTTCAAACGTCAGACCCTGTAATGCGCTTGTTGCGCCTAACGGGGTTGCGGCTATGGGGGTAAAGCCAAGCATGTATTACATCCTATTCGGGTTTAGTGGGCCACGTTACGTTATCAGGAAACCCTGCTTGTGCTGGTACATCCCGCAATGCCTGACGGTAGTCTATCTCAGCTTGTGTCATCGTGCGGTCAGCCACTGCCCACCAGTCGGTTTCTGCTAGGAGTTTATCACGTGCGATGCGGTTTAGGTTTTCTTCAGCATTTGCGCTTTCATAACCTGATGATGTCAAATCGTTGCTTTGTATTGTTACGCCGTTTATATTAAACATTTTATCGCCCTCTTTAAGCCGCTACATATGCCGCACCAATCGTCGCTGTGACGTTGGGAGCTTGACCGTTCTGTGAAGAATATCCGTTCCCTTGAAGTTTAATTCTCCAACTCAAATAGTTAAGGTCATTGCTAGGCATTGATGCACCTACACTCTGCCAAGCAGAACTAGGGCTTTGCATTTGTTGTGTGTTCCAATCCCCCCCACCGTCTACAAACCCGCCTACAACTGGAACCGCAGATTGTTTACTGTTATTTAGACCGTCAGGACCAGTAATCTGAAGTATTGATGAAAAACTTGGGTTTCCAAACAAACTTGATTGTGGGAGACTAGAAGGCCCAGATTTATCAAATAAGTTTACAACATATATGGCATTTTGTTGGTTAGCTGGAGAACTGTAATTTACACTATAAAAATTAATGTAACCAAACATGCTTCCGTAAGTTTGATAAGGTAGTGTGTAATATGAACTTGAGCTATTTCCTAATCTTGCAGCACTATTTACAACATCTGGTGTTAAATACGCGTAATAACTGCTAGTTGTAGTGTTAAGCGTAAACCGTGTTACCAATAAAAAGAATTTGTAGTCATTAGGCATACCTGACAAAACAGTTGACGCATCCCTTGTCCCAGTATCGTATGACCCACTAGCAGTAAACGTAACGCTGTCTGTATTGCTTAAATTTATCCAGTCTACACTACCACCCGCAGCCGCGCCAATCGTTGCTGTTGTTGTAGCGTCTAAACTTGCAATATTTTGCAGTTGCAAGGTGTTGCTTATGACGGGTGAGCCGCTTACCTGTATAGCCATCTTCGTGTCCTTTCACTATTAGCCATTAAGTTGTTCTTTGAGAGCGTCGATCTGCTTTTGTTGTTCTTTGATTGCTTCCACCAAGTGCCCAATCATGCCGACATAATTAATCGACTTAATGCCTGTTTCTTCATCCGTCTGCACAACGTCAGGCAAAATAGGTTCTACCTGTTGAGCAATAAAACCATGACCGCGTGTGCCTGTGTCTTTCCAATCAAACGAAACACCCTCAAGCTGCGTTACATCTGACAATGCATTGGTGATAGGTGCTACATTTTTCTTTAGACGCTCATCAGATGTACTGTTTAGGTCACCAGTGACAAGAACATGAGGTGATCCGCTACTAACTTCCAGACGCTCCACAGAACCGACAACGACACGCCAACTGTCTTCCGCGTGAAACTCTGTCCAAGTATTAGTATCACCTTCATGGTATATTTTATTTGCACCATAAATATCATTGTTATTCATATCAATGTAATGAGCATTCATCTGTAGATTAGAATTACAAGTGATATTAGTATTGTTGACCTCTAAGCGTTCAGACCCGCCTGTCACCACACGCCATTGATCTGCCGCATGAAACTGTGTGTATGTGTTTGTGTCGCCAACTGAGTAAATAGCATTGTCAACATAAAGGTCTGTAAAGGATGGACTGCTAGCTACGTTAAACGTAATAGTCTCATTAAAACTTTGGTCTGTTGTAAATGCACCACCGCCAGACAAGTTTGAGCCTGCGCTTAACGTAATTGTGGCGTTGTTAGGAATGGTGTCTGTGTTTGTAACAGTCTCAGTAGCAGATGTAATACCTGTGATGTGACCATATGTGTCTAGCGTAATGTCTTGAATGTAGGTACGACCAGAGTTGTTCACAGATGATTGTGAGGACGTGTCTGCGTGGCTAATAGTTACTGTACCTGATGTACCGCCGCCAGTAAGACCAGACCCAGCAGTAACACCTGTGATGTCTCCGACATTTGTAGTGTAGCCATTTGGGTTAGATGCGGGGTAATAATAAGAGCCATGTTGTCCATCTAGCTTATCAGCATCCAGACCAGAGGCTGAACCATCATTTCCTTCATGCCATACTTTGTATTGTGTACTGCCGTTATCAGTAGAGTAACGAAGCCCATTTTGCCCAACACCTAAAATATGAATGTTGTTAGTATTGTCTGGGTCTTGACCTACAACCCGTATTTCTTTGCCTGTGTTAGAAATACCAATACGCCCTCTGAATGCATCAGAAGCGTTTTGCAATTCCATAGAGGGATCATTAGAACCACGCAATATAAGTTTGTCATTAAAGGCGTTATCAATGTAGAAACGACCCGTAATCGTGTCACCAGTGTTTTTAACAAAAGCATCGTCCACATTGAATGTAGTGCCAGACAATGAAAGATTTGTTCCAGCACTGTATGTTGTGTTTGTATCTGTGGGCGTTGCCCAAGTGAATGTGCCATCACCGTCAGAGCGTAAAAACTGTGATGTAGAACCATTGCCTGATACGTTTAGCTCAGACGCGCCAACCGCATTTGCTGCGATTTCTGCCGCACCCACACTATTAGATGCCAAAGAAGTTGAAATCGACGTTGTGCCTGATCCTGTAACATCGCCCGACAGCGTAATTGTCTGGTTACCCGTTAAAAATGCGCTTGCGTGGCTACCGTCTAGCGTATCCGCGTCTAACCCTGAACCTGAACCGTCTACTGTCTTGATCGCTGTTAGTATTTCTGCCGCTGTTTGATCTTGCGTAGCGCCCGTTTCAATGCCATTCAGCTTTGTGTGATCCGCGTCAGTAAACACATTACTGTCTGACGCGCTCTCTACAAGCGACCTGATTTCTGCCGCTGTTTGATCCGCTGTCGCACCGCTTTCAATGCCGTTTAGCTTCGTATGGTCAGCATCAGTAAATACGTTACT